CAGACCCATTAAAGTCTGGACCAGATCACCACTAAGGTGCGTGAGATGATCAGTATAGGTAACTGATAACCCTAGCGCTTAGAACGCGGGCCCCGTGGTTTTACCACGGCTTTCTCCCGGGCGCTTCGACCCTCTACCTGGCCTATGCCTGGTGGATTCACAGTCAGCCCGTTTATCAACGGTTCTGTTCTGTGGCCACCCGCACAGGGTGAGGCAGATTGTCTACTGTAAAGTGACACTAATACACTAAACCATGATCAACATCATCCACCAAGTGCTTGCTCGGCACAAAGAGCTCCGGCTTCTAACCGGAGTACCGAGCAACACCGCAAAGATCCTTCTAAAGACCTTTGCGGTAACAGCATGGTGGTGTGCAATCTGGTATCGCGATGAGCGCCACTGGGACATTGTAAAACGATGGCTATCCATTCTTTGTGGGTGGATTCGACATCGAGGTCTCATGTGGACTATCACACATGTTAAACAAATTCGTAACCTAGTTACGAAGTGGTTTGCAGGTGAGGTAGTTCCTCATGGGATTTACTCTGTCCGCCGGAATTCAGATGGTTTTCCTAGTTGCATCTCTTTCATGAAGCCGATGGATCGTACCGATGTAAATCGAATACGATTCATTCTGACTCTTCTAACTCTTCTACGTTGCGTAGAAGGACTAGAAGAGCCTGATATTGAGGCGATTACTCGCCCCAGTACAGCTTCAAATAAGGATGCAACAACAGTCGTAAGTAAACGCCTTATTAAGCGTTTTCTTAAGACTGTAGGTCACCGAGCTGGATTCAAGCCGTCATGGTCCGGTCGTTTCCATTTTACGACAAAAATGGGTCCTAATGGTCATGCAATGTCGGCAACTGCAGCTGATGCTGTAAGTCTGACACTGTTTGATCATTGGGACCTTCTTTGTCTTGGTGGAAGCGATCTCTTCACACGGTTCCAGGGATATCTAGGAATCGCTAACCGAAATCATCCAGGATTTATTCTAGATGTATCGGGAGCGATCCTTAGTGCCACTGCTTGCCGACCTTGGAGTAATCCAAGCTCTGCTAAGCTAGTTGCTATCCCTGCACCTGAAGGGAAAACACGAATCATTGGGCAGCTCGATTACTGGTCACAAGAGGCTCTTAAGCCTCTTCATGATTATGTAATGAAGCTGCTCCGACGGATCCCAAATGATCTGACTTATCGTCAGTCACGCGGGCCGTCTGTAATGACTCGTCAACCGGGGCATCACTTTTGGTCGATTGACCTAAAGAGTGCAACGGATCGTTTTCCGATCATGACGCAGTTTACAGTACTAGAGGTAATGTTCGGTACTGATATAGCGTGGGCCTGGTATATAACACTTCGTCGACCGTTTAAATACGGGGACGATACTGTTACATATCAAGCAGGACAACCTATGGGGAGTTACTCCTCGTGGGCTGTCTTCACACTATGTCACCACATTATCATCTGGGAAGCGCATCGACGCGCCGGAATTCAAGTAGGAAAAACCTATTGTGTTCTGGGTGACGATGTCGTTATCTCAAATGATAATGTAGCCGAACAGTATCTGAAGATCCTGTCAACACTGGGTGTTGAGGCATCAACTGCCAAGACACACAAGTCGACGACATGTTTTGAAATCGCCAAGCGATGGTATTTCCGGGACGGTGAAAATTCTTATGAATTTACACCATTTCCGATTAATTCCATCAGCGTAACGGTTAAAAGCATGTCACTGGTTCTTCAGAGCCTCTATGAAGCTGTCCGGAAAGGATGGCCGCTTCCAAGCGGATCATCTCTCCCCGAGGCTGCTGCCGGAGTTTCGTGCGTTATGAAAGGGAATGTATCCAAAGGATACTATTTCCACCTTCTTAAACTTGCGAAACTCTGCTGAACAGTAGGAGAAATCCTCCGGGGAAACCTAGAAGGGGTGCATGGAATTCGTTCCCTGCAACAACTTTTCGGTCTCCCTTGTCTATCACCAGCTAGTTCGCTTGCTCCTGGTAAAGTTCCAGATAGCATGCTTACAAACTGTGTGGTAGAGCTGTTCAGTGAATCAGCAGATACAAAGGGTCAGGGATTTGATGACGTAGGGTTTAACACCCTTATGATCATCACTAACCCTGAGTACGTTCAGCCTCAAATGGTGCAAGCAATGCTAGAATCAATTCCCCAACTATCGGTTTATGGGGCATTCGAAGAACAATACCTTCTGATTTGTCAGAAGGCATGGGACTTCGATGCTCTATACTCCGGTAATTGGGATCTAGCAATGCGGGCACTGACTGTACCTGACACGTCACGAGTATTCTCAGCGCGGAACAAGGATGTTCGGCAAATCTTCATTATGAAGGTTGCCAAATATCTTGTTCAGCGTCTTAAAATGCTCGCGACAAGTCCATACGCGCTATTGCGGTACGATTGTACACCCAGTGCACCCATGGGTAATACGTGTAGAAATACACGGGGGTCCCATGATGCGGTCCTGCCTAGACAGCAG